CTGACACTCTCTAACGAGACCAATTCTCTATCCCGTTTTACGCCTACGACACCGGCGTGCCGCTCTCTAGGGCGGGACATTTAACGTCATATCCAAGACGTGCACGCTCTCTCCAAAGGAGGAGAGAGGGCCTCATCGGCTGTGTCGAAGGACACGCCGGATCTTCCGCTCTAACATCACCAGAGTGGTAATGTCCGATTGCCTTTCAACAACCGAATGGGATCGTAACAAAGCACGATAGCCTTCCGCAGCCTCCTCAGGCACACCTCTCACGAGGGCAACATGAGGAAGGTTGGGCCAGATCGCTTCCCCCAGGTCAGAGAGACCCGGAAGCATGGCTTTGAGGACATGCTCGAACCCCTGGTCGGGGTCGGGAGGGACTGATACGTTCCGAGCTGCGAAAGCCTGGCCAGAAGCCAGCATCGTAGCCCATTTACTGTTATACAGTAAACGGTTCGTACGAGTTTCTCTATTCGAGAAAGTCCTTCGCCTCTCATCACTCGAGAACGCGGCTTCAATTGAGGGATTTAGTCTCTCCTGAAGCGGGATGCCAAATGGGTTCCAACCCAAACCTAAGGGTTCAGGCAGATCCGCGATGAAGGAGAGCACCTTACGGTGCCTCGGACGTGCGAGAAGGAGGGAACGGGGACCCATCTGCCTGGCGAAGTCCACGAAGGACTCGTCCGACAGAGGACCCTTCCATTTAAAACCCTTCACCACTTTGTCTTTAGTGATGATGCGACCTGCGAATTCAGCCACTGAGTCTGAAGCTAGGGATTTATGGTCCGCAATCTTCATCCCCCATGACCTCATCCAGGTGCATACTAGGTCATCGACTTCCTCGTCCATGATGACGCGGTCGTCGCCCAGTATCACATACGGGTAGACCAACCGGAAATGGCTCTCGCCAGTCCGTGGGTCGGTTATGGCAACTCTCACTTTACGCCTCCTCAGGCGCTGGAAAGCCGCTTGAACGACAGCGTGATGCCAGAGACTAAAGGTGAAAAACACCGGATAAACCCCAAGAGGGGCTCCTACGGTCCATCTCACATTTTGGTACCGTCGGGGTCGCCTGGTTTTGGTTATACGCCAGTCGCCTTCGCAACAGCTCTTGTAGAACTGGAGCCAACGCGTAGGGACACCCAACCTGGAGAGGTACTCCAGCTGGAACGCCAAAGGTGCTCTGTCCGTAGCATTGGACAGGTCGGTAGATCGAGCCGGCATACCTTGCGATAGCCAACCCTTCACCAACTCAACACCCCGTTCATGGTCGAAAGTGCAGTCATTGTCCACCGAGCGCAACGAGTCGCGCACGGCGTCACCAAGCGGTTGCAAAGCCGCTTGCCACACCCTGTAGGGGTTTGCCGCAAACCGAAGTTTGTAGCCGCCTTCCTGCAGCAAGGACACCGTGCCCATCAACGGCCTTTCGGTAACGTCAATGGGACCAGACTTGAGCTCATCTATCATGTTAAGCTCAAGCTCGGTTGCAAAGGTCTCCTCGAGACCTTCGACAGTACCGGACAGGATGTCCATGTTCACCGTTGTGTGTACTGCCTGCCTAGAAAGCACAGTCACCGAACTTAGCACAGATTCCACTTCGGGAACTGTACCAGAATCTATCCAGTGACTAGGTGCCCTCCGAGAAGGGTTTGAATGGTAATCCAGTAGCCGAGACCCGGTTGTAGCAGTAAGCTCCAACTTAGGGCATAGCGGAGACTCGTGGACTATTGCTAGGCCACAGACGTAAGCCTCCGGATCGACTGGCTGGCGCATTACTGCGCTAAACAGATCGTTCCACTGCTCGTCCGTAACATACACATCAGGGTCACTAAAGACCAACTGAGTGTAGACCATAATGGCATTCCAAGCAGTCTTAAAATCGGCACTACGGAACACAGCCTTGAAAGGGCCTTTCGGTCCAGACTGTGTATACTTTATCCACAAATCCTTTTTCAGGGGCGGGAGACCCGCGTATCGATGAAGAAGGTCCACTTTCATGGACTTTATCCTCTTCACGGTCTCAGCTTCTCCCATGCACCTAATCCATTTCTGGACTAAGCGGGAAACAGCGAGAGCATCTGGCCTAGCCAGACCGACGACCTGAAGCCGTAAGGCGACTTCCTCGGTGTTGAACACCAGACTCTGCCCCCTTTCAGGGTACAAGCCGGAATAACCTTTCGGTCGCACTCGACCTGAGCACTTGAGATGTGGGCGAAAGCCC